GAAATTTAACGGGAGAACAGTTTGCCAAAATACAACAATTCTTTGATAACATACCAAAAATATCAAAGAAAGTTAATTTTGGTTGTTCAAAATGTGGCTATCAGGAAGATATAGTCATAGAAGGAATTCAAAATTTTTTCGTATAAATTTTTGTTATGATAATTTGAAAAACTACTTTGAAACAAATTTTGCACTAATGCAACACCACAAATATAATTTGAACGACATAGAAAACATGATTCCTTGGGAAAAAACAATTTATGTTACCATGTTAATCAAATATATTGAAGAAGAAAACGAAAAGTTAAAACAAAAAAAGAGATAAAAAATGGCATTTTCAGATTTAGTAAGATATCAAAAAAATCAAGGAAAAGGAGTAATTGGTTCTTTGTCTGGTGCTGTTGGTCAAGCAACCTTACAAAAAATTGATCCAAGAAATTATCTGTTTAATCGCAGAGGAACATTGGCAACTCTTTTTCCTGGATTAAAAGGTTATCAAGCTAAAACTTCTTCAGATAAAATATCTAGTGGTGCAAGTGGTGGTTTTTCATCCGGTCAAGTTGAGGTGATAGGCAATAAACTTGACCAACTTTCTACTCAGATGTCTATAACATCAAAAAATTCTATGTCTTTGCCAATGATGGCAAGAGATATGAATGTAATGAGGCAGAACATTGTTAAATTGGTAAAAGCACAAGGAGTTAAACCTGCTCAAAGAGCTGATGCATTTTTTATGCGAGCTGGTGACAGAGAAAAAGCTTATGAATCTCAATATGGTAGAAAGACAACTTCTCCAACTCCAATGGCAGCACCAGGTAAAAAAGAAGATGGAAGTTTACTTGGTACATTAATTACAACTGTGGGTAATATTATATCCACAACACTCACGCAAGGATTAAAATCTATTTCAGACATTGTTGTTGGAGCTTTAAATTCTGTTGCTGAAATAATCTCAACTGCAATATTAGCTTTAGCTACGGCCATAACCGGAAAAAATATGTTGGGTGGAGGAATTCCAGATATTGGTGGTAAAGGCGGAAAAGGAACTCCACCAAAAGGAAAATTAACAAAATTTGGTGGTGCTGCCGTTGGAGCACTTGCTTTTACTGGACTCTCAATTGGTGCTGGGTACGCTACAGACTATGCAATGGATAAAACTGGAGCTTCTGTTGATCCTGATGAATTGAAGGGATTAAAAGCAGTAGATGAAGAAAACTATAACAAAATGTCCATTGGAGAAAAAATTCAATCTGCTCCAGCTAGAGGTATTGAAAAAGTTGGTAGTTTTTTAGGATTTGATAGATTGTCTGAAAGAGCCTCAGCTGAAAGAATTAAATCAGAAAGTGAATATTTAAATAAAAAATCTCCAACTCCAGCTGGCCAAGGAGGTGTAAGTGAGGATCTTGTAAATTATGTAAAACAAAAAGAAGGTTTTACGCCAGTAGCTAAAAAAGATTATGCACAATATAGTATTGGATACGGAACAAAAGCAAACAGTCCTAATGAAGGTCCAATTACTCCAGAAGAAGCTGATAGAAGATTAAGAGAAGTCTTATCTAAAACACAAAAAAATGTGATTGACCATGCGGCTAAATATGGGTATAATTGGGACCAGAAAAAAATAGATGCTTTAACTTCTTTCACCTATAATCTTGGGCCAGGAGCTTTGAATCAACTCACAGCAAAAGGAACAAGAAAAGATGATGAGATTGGTAAAAAAATATTAGAGTATAATAAAGCTGGTGGACAATCTTTGCCTGGACTAGTAGCAAGAAGGTCTGAAGAATCTACAACATTTTCAAGTGGAGCTTCTCTTGTAGCATCATCACCAAATACAGGTAACAGAGTTTCTAGTATTTCAGCAGCATTATTAGCTGCAAACCAACCAAGTAGTGGCACTCAAGTGATTGATAATAAAACTATAAACAACAATACTCAAGCTGGTGGCGGTGGTGCAGGAACTCAAGTAACTGCCTATGACAGCGATATGGTAAAATACTTGTTACGACCAGTTAGTTAATAAAAAACCCCGCCGAAGCGGGGTTGACTTGCATGGGATTTTGTATTACTTTGTTTCAGCAAGTGATTTGAAGTAATCCAAATCTTCATCTTCAACACCAGACTTTAAGACAACTTCATCGTCTTTGAAAGGACTGATATCAGCAGATTCAGCTTTGGTTCTTATCGCTTCACCATCAAAGCCTAGAACTTTATCCAAACGAGCTTTTAATTGCTCATAAGGTTTGAACTGCGACTTCTGAGTAAACTCTTTAAGAGAAAACTCTTTCTTCCACAATTCTTCTAGTTTAGCATCATCACCTTCAAATAATGGAGATGAATCAGCAAACTCCGATTTATCATAATTACGATAACCTTCAACATTACGAATCTTCAATTTGAAGTTAGCACCTTCCCACATATCAAATGGGTTAACTGGTGTTTCATCAGCGAATTCAGGATTCATCGCCTCTGTAATCTTGTCAAAGATTTTCTTACCAAACTTAAACAGTTTGATTTGTCCTTCATTTTCAGGATTACTTGGGTCAGACACAACTAGAATGTTAGCAACATAAGACAACTTGCGTTTTTGTTTGCGAGCAATCTCTTTGTTAGCTTCAATTCCAGAATTCCATAATGTATTATTGTGTTCACAAACAGGACACTTATCATTCAAAGTGGTCAAGCAGTTATCAATAAACCAACCGCCAGGTCCCTGAAATCCATGACTGAATGTGCGAACCCACGGTAAGGCGTCATCACCGTCAACTGCTGGTGCTGGCAGAAAGCGAATAACCGCCATGCCGTTACCAGATTTATCTACTGATGGTTGCCAAAAGCGAGTATCGTCTTTTGAACCGGATTCTGTTGAACCGGATTGAGTAGCTTCAATCGCCTTAGTAAGTTTATCCAACGAACTACGATTGCGCTTTAGATTTGCAAATGAACTCATATGTATTACCTCGTATTAAATGTATTAAAAAAATATGTGCAACTTATCCACATGATGCATAATATATCATTTATTTATATGCTTTGCATTATTTATATGCTTTGCAAGTAGAATATCTAGCAACATAATAGTATTGCCAACATCTTTGTGATGAATACCTATACCTCCTGCTTCATTAAAGGCTTGAATAACATCCAAGGTATCATCAATCAGGATGCTATTTGGTGTAGCATAATCTGCCTTTAATTTTCTTCCTGCTACAACATTGACCTTCCATTTCTCAGAAAGGTTCATTCTTTTAACCCACACTTTTTTTTGAATCTCCACTTCATCATGGTATTTGTTACCGCCAGATGAAGTAAGAATTTCAACATTCTCATGTGGAAAATTGGTTGAAACATATGTTATTAACTCTGAAGCACCTGGCCACCAGTCTAAAGTTTCAAAGTGTTTGCCTTCAATAAATTTAGTCCAGTTTTTACTGAACATTTTTCTATCTCGTGCTGAACCAGGCGATTCATTAAACAACTCAATGTACCGCTTTTCAAAATTGGCAATTACGCCATCCATATCTAAGTATAATTTCATAATATAATCTTCTTTAATAACAACTTGTATTTTACAGTATCAAAGGTAAGAAAAGAGGCATACTTGGTTAGTTTTCTTCGGTAATCTGGCCATCGTATTGTATCGGTAATCTTCCTATCCCACATCGGTAAGAATTGCAGGATTGCGTTTAGGACGATTAGTGTTTCTGGTGATATCTCTTTGCGTAAAGCCATCGTTAACAGTCTTGGATGGTCTCCATTCGTTGACAATAATTCATTAGGGTCTTTACAATCTTCAAAAATAACTTTACAATCATTCTCAAAGGTATACGATAGTGATTGAACTACCTTCTGCCGTAATAGGTAATTTACCTCAGCTTCAGGTTGTAATAGTGTGCCTGCCCATGCCTCACTATTCTCAAATAGGTTGGCAATTACAAAATTCTGAAATTGTTCTTTATTTGGATACTTACGGGACAGTTTATAGAAATGGTATTTGTCCCTACGATTTTCAAATGTAGTGGGACTGATATTACACTTACCATTATACTTGAAATAATCGTAATCGCTGGTGAAGTGTAATTTTAGAGTATGATATATTGAAAATGCTTCATAGCCTGTCATAGTGGCAATCTAGGGCTTTTATTCTTTAATAAATTGTTTTCCATTGCATCATTTTCAATTTTAGATTTGAGGTTGGCATTCACCAAAGTCGAGGCCACTTCAATTTCCAATCCTGTGCGCTTACAATGTTCCACAATCGCTTCAATGTAGTTGTAGTCTGTTTCAGCAACCAATTTATCAATTGCTATTGCAAACTTCATCATTTCGTCTTTAGTTGGCATTATCTATAATCAAACTCTTGGTCTGCTCTCTTGTCCTGAACCCATTCATGTTCTTCTTGTACCAAATCTAAACGACCTTCAAAATTAAAGCCGCAACCTTTTAGAAACATTTCAAATTCATTAACAATATTACTTATGGTTTCAGCCTTGAATTCAACCGTTCTTTTAGATGAAACGGCATCTGCAAAAGGCATCGCCTCTTCTTCACAAATAAATGTAAACTTACTCATATCATTTTCCTTTTCAATTTACGACATTCTTCTTTCACTTCAATTGGATAATCTACACTAATTTCAGAAATTGTGCAATCATAAATCTTCACACGGCTATATTCATATGTAAACACCGTGTGAAGAACAATAACAATCAAACATAATGTTACAGAAACAAAAACAATCACATTCTGCATAATAACCTTTCAATTATTTTTTAGGTGATGGTGATCCTGTATGACTACCTTGTGCAGCTGCATATGCAACACAAATGGTATCTGTTTGTTGAACAAATGAACAACGAACTGCAACAGGATCAACTCCTTTTGCAATAGCGGCATCAATGTTCTTTGACATCAATGCTCTATCGTTAACATAATAAACTGTTATAGAAATAATTGCGGTAATGAAAACTATTCCTATAGCAATAATCACACCTATGATATCTTTTCTTAAATCGTTCATATTTTTATTTCCTTTTTCATTGTTACTAAATCAGATTGACGTTTATAAAATATATGCCTGCCAATTTGTGTAGTCTTTGGCAATCCCCATTGAGGGTTCACATAATCAGCATGATAATATGTTGCACCTTTTGTGATGTCTGCCATATTTTCATAATTCATTAAAACATAAACAGCCACATCTCTTACGCTATTATACAATGAACTGTGTATGATTGTCAACCTTTTAGAGGTTAACATTGTATCGCACATCCATGAGAATTGGCAAATTGTATTACCATTAATAACCGTCCTTTGTTTTATTACACCACAAACATCTGAGCCATAGTTTCCTGAGGCTAAACGATTGAGGGTAACAAGTGCAACGGCAATCTGACCATCTTTTGATTCGTGACCTGCTTCAAAATAGATATTCTCGGCTAAACAATCAACTTGTTTCTGTGTTGGTTTAGAAAGTGCTTTATATCCAACGCTTGCTGGTATATAATATTTACCTTCGGTTGAGTGAACATTCACAGCAGTTGCTGCTAGAATAATTACTGATAAAAATATACTTAAAAGTATTGTTTTACTTCGCATACATCTCCTTGTTGTTAAGGAAAGGCCGAAGCCTTTCCGATCCATCAGGCGGACTTTTTGCTTGTAGTCTTTTGTTCTGTGGTAATGTTAGAAACGAAATCGTTCAAGGTTTTTGCCTTGTTAATGACTTCTTGTTCTGATGGAAATGGCGGGTAACCTGGATGCCTCGGTGGTTCCTGCCCATTGATTTTGGCCGTTTCACAATCTGTCGACCATTGGTTTGATATTTGTTCACGCTTGCCAAAGTAATCATCGGAAAGCATATCTCGTGCCATCTTTAATAGCTCGAGGCGAATTTCAAAAGCTGTCATATTAGACATAGTAAATCTCCTGTGTGTTTATGTGTGTTACCGGCTTTGTGTGTGATGCCGATAATATATTTAGTTAATTTTAATTTCAATCCCAAAGATTTTGATAATATTTACCAAATAATTTAAAGCCGTTTGCCTTTCGTTTTTGGTGTGCTTCTAAACCTTTCTCATCAACTTTAATTTTACTTATATATTGGCCATCTTTGTCCCATGGGAATTTTTCATCACCACATTCTGAATGGTCATAGAATTGTGATTCATCATCATCTTTTACTGTTTGTTCAAATGCCCAAATCATCTCAGCAATAATCCAATCCCAACGCATGAAGTGTAAGCTGTCGGTATCCCATTCATTCTCTTTTGGTTGTGCCATATGACTACGCAGATATTCTGGCACATCATCATCTTCGGTATAAGGTGCACCGTGCTTTTCTTTATCCAATTGCTTTAACATTGGCAAAATAATATGAGCCAAGGTATGATCCATTGACCAAGTATCCCAGCGGTCAATCTTTACATATTTAATTGGTGGGTGAATAAAATCTAATACTACACGGATAGCGGTACTGATAGGTGTAATTCGGTTAGCCCATCGTTCAACCCATTCAGGATGATCCACATAATCTTTATCTTCAATTACGCCTTTATTACGGCCACATTTACTCCAATCAGTCCAGAAAAAAATATGTTCCAGAATTGTATATGGAGAAATCCAATGATAACGGTAGTTACTTAAATAAATTTTCATAATAGTTTATTGTATCATTAAAATGTAGCCACAGTAGGCAAAAATTGAGATGATGCCTAACTTAAAAACAAATAAGCATAAGGCAAGTAGAGGTGCTCTTAGTAGATAGATTACCAGAACAAGAGATATTATAAACAATAATTCGTAATCACCAACTGATGAATTTTCAACCTTTGTAACTGCTGGTTGAATTTCAATTTTCTGTAATTCTTTTACAGGCTCAATTTTTTCAACGAATAAAGGCATAATATCTCATAATAAAATGGTGTGGGTATTCTGAAGAAGGCTACCCACGAGGCCTTAAAGAATTACTTCTTCTTTTCGTCTTTCTTCACTTCAGCTTTTGGTGCATCTTTCTTTGGCTCATCTTTTTTGGCAGGAGCCTGAGCAAATGCTGTTACAGCGAAAGTTGCAGCTACGAGAGCGATTAGTTTTTTCATAATAATTTCCTTTTATAAAAGTGCCAGTATTCTGTTACGAGGAACTGGCAAAACCCTAAGCAGTTTTTAGGCTGCTAATGCGAACTTTTCATCGTTTGCGGTTAATTCAATTTGATTATTACGCCTTGTCATGGCGACTCTCCATTGTTCTAATTATTGTCCTGTCGAAACTATTCACCCC